AATACAAGTGGCTCTATAAGTATGAGTGGTAATGTAACAATGAGTTCTCCATTAACTGTTAATTATGGAATTACTGTTAATGAGGGTGGAAACGATAGTGATACAAGAATTGAGGGAGATACTGATGCTAATTTAGTTAGAGTAGATGCAAGCACAGATAGAGTCGGTATAGGAACTGGCTCTCCAAGTAAAAAGTTAGAAGTAGCAGGAGATGTTAGAATTGCAAGTGGTGGAGATTTAATACTATCAGATAGTGCTGGTGGTAATGATACTTTCTTATACAACGATAGTCAAAGTTTGATTGGATATATTAATGGTGCAGAAAGATTTAGAGTAAACTCATCGGGAAATGTCGGTATAGCAGAAGATAACATTGATGCGAACTTGCATATTACAGGAAGTCCTTGTGTTATTAAGCAAGAAAGAGCAGGTGTTTATGCTATGCGAATGGGGATACCAAGTAATAGTGCTAATTGGGTGTTAGCACATACTGATAATCTGCAGTCATCTGTTGCTATGAGTATCAATGGGAGTAGAGATATATATATACCTGAAAGTGTTGGTATTGGTGTAGCAGCAAATGGAACAGCAGGAAGATTAGATTGTAGCAATGATGTAGTTGCTTATTCAACATCAGATAAAAGATTGAAAGAAAATATTAAACCATTAGATAATGCATTAGATA